GAACTGCAGGAATTGTTTTTTCAGGTAGAACTAGAGTAAGAGGAATGCATGGAATTTCAAAAGCAACAGCAGGGATAGCTAACTTTAGAAACACTTCACAAACAGGTTCTATAATTTTAGCACTAGATTCATCAGGGGCTGTTGATTATTTAGATCCATATATTCCAGACAATGGAACTTTATTTAAAGCAGGATGTTTTTTAGATATAGGTGCAGGGTTTACGGCAATAACAGTATTTTACGACGGTCCAAATCCAATAGGTAACTAGAAAATTAAATGGCGACTATTACTTTTACAGTCACCGTCGCAAGTGGCACCAACGCTTTTGGCACTGCTAATAAGTTTTTTATTAACGGTGAAGTAAGTCCTATTTACTATTTACAAGAAGGTAACACTTACATATTTGATCAATCCGATGGGACTAATGCTAATATTCCTTTTCTTTTTTCATCAACAAAAGATGGAACAAATACAACAGGTGGTGCAAATTATACAACAGGTGTAACAGTAACAGGTACAGCAGGTCAAGCTGGAGCTAAAGTTACAATTGTTGTCGCTCCGGTAAGAACCGTTGGTGCTCCAGTATTATTTTATTATTCTACAGCTTTAGCTGGCATGGGTAATACATTACAAACTGTTTCCCCTACTTCTGAAACTACAGAATTTAATCCTCAAATAGATGATATTATAGAAGAAGCTTATGAGAGAACAGGTGTAAGAGGAACTAGAACTGGTTATCAATTAAGAAGTGCTAGAAGATCTTTAAATATTTTATTTCAAGAATGGCAAAACAGAGGCGTTCATTTATGGAAAGTAAAACTTGCTAAAGTTCCTTTAGTATTAGGACAAGCCGAATATAGTTTTGCAACAGATAGTGTTAATTTTCCAAGTGATATGACTTCTATTTTAGAAGCTTACTATAGAAATAATTCTACAACAACTGCACCTGTTGATGTTGTTTTATCTTCAAGAAGCAGATCTCAATACAATGCAGTACCCAATAAATTAGTTCAAGGAACTCCTTCACAATTTTATGTGGAGAGAAAAATAAATCCTAGTGTATTTTTATATGCAACACCAAATTCAAGTGTGTCTAGTACATCTACACCAAGTAGTTTTCAATTTTGTTTTTACTATATGGCTAAAATTCAAGACGTAGGTTCTTACAATTACACACCAGACGTAGTTAATAGATTCTTTCCTTGTATGATTTCAGGACTTGCATATTATTTAAGTCAAAAAGTTTCACCAGACAGATCTGGAGAACTTGAAAGAAGATATGAAAGTGAAATTCTAAGAGCATTAGATGCAGACAATCAAGGTACATCTACATTCATATCACCACAAACTTTTTATGGAGATGGAGTATAATGGGAGTTTTTGCTAAAGGTAAACAAGCATTAGCAATTTCTGACAGATCGGGATTAAGATTTCCTTATACAGAAATGTTAAGAGAATGGAATGGATCTTTAGTTCACACTTCAGAATATGAACCAAAACAACCACAGCTTGAACCTAGACCAGTTGGATCAGATCCGCAAGCTTTACAAAATCCAAGAGTACAAGCAGAGAGTACTCCACAATTAATTTTATTAGAAAATAATCCATTTGAAATTATTATTTCAGGAGGTAATACATTTGTTAATGTATATTCAGTTGATCATCAAAGATTAGCTAACTCCGTAGTTAGATTAAGAGGTGCACCACAAGTAACAGGAGCAGGTGCAGGAGGACCAGACACTTATAATTTACAATCCTTCGCTCCAATTTCTACTTTTAATAATGTATCAGATATAAGTAGAGCAGCGGGTTTTACAATTTTATTAGGAAAAATAGCAGCCAATGGAACAGTATCAGGTGCAACAACAACTGATCCTTTAACAACTCCTATTAATTATTTTTATTTTCAAAGTACTAGCAATGGAACAACATCTGGTATAAAAGGTGGTGGAGACAGTTGTTCAGCAGGACCTGTAACATTGGAAGCAATATAATATGGCATACACTTTAGCAAATTTACAATCAGATATTAGAGATTATACAGAAGTATCAGACACTGTATTAACAGATAATATTTTAAAAAATATTATTATAAATGCAGAAAATACAATTTTAAGAGCTGTACCTACGGATCAAAATGCACACTACGCAACATCTAGTTTAATTGTTGGAAATAAATATGTAACTATACCTGAGGATCTAAGATCAATTAATTATGTTCAACTTAAAAATTCTAATGGTGAACAATTTTATCTAGAACAAAGAGACCCTAGTTTTATGGCAGAGTACTACTCTACTCCCGGAACTTCAGCAGTAGATATACCAAGATATTATGGAAATTGGGATGAAACTTTTTGGTTAGTAGCTCCTACTCCTGATAAAACTTATGAAATTACAATGGCATATAATAAAGAAAATGTCAGTATAACCAATACAACACTACCTACTGCAGCTGCTCCAGCATCTACAAATGGAACATATTTATCTAATAAATATCAAGATTTACTTTTATATAGTTGTCTGATAAACACATTTGGATACTTGAAAGGTCCACAGGATATGATACAATATTATCAAGGGCTTTACCAAAATGCACTTACAACGTATGCAACTGAACAAATTGGTTACAGACGCAGAGACGAATATGAAGATGGGATGATTCGTCAACAATTAATATCTAAATCACCATCGGGTTAAAAATAAATTAAATAAAGGAAAAATAATATGGCAAATATAATACCGTTCGCATTTAGAGGAGAACTCTTGTCGGGAACACACAATTTCGCAAATGGAGGAAACTCTTTTAAAATAGCTTTGTATACATCATTTGCTGCATACAGTACTGGAAGTACAGTATATCAAACTACTAATGAAGTAAGTTCTAATAATACTGGATACACAACAGCAGGAAAAGTTTTAGCAGGGCAAGCAGTGGTAAGCACCGGTGCAGTAGCAACTGTTGACTTTACTGATTCAACATTAACAAGTGCTACCTTTACTGCAAATAGTGCAGCTATTTACAATGATACTAATGGAGATAAATTATGTGTCATATTAGATTTTGGAGGAAACAAAACTGCTACTAATGGTACGTTTACAATTTCATTCCCTAATCCAAGTACACCCGCTAATGCAATAATAAGTATGGCATAAGGACAAAATAAATGGCTTTAGTAATAAACGACAGAGTTAAAGTAAATGCTACCACAACAGGTACAGGTGCAATTACATTGGGTGCAACTCAAACTGGCTTTGATAGTTTTGGAGCAGCAATTGGAAATAATAATACAACTTATTATACAATTTTTAATCAAGGTACTAATGAGTTTGAAGTAGGACTTGGAACATTAAATGCTAATAGTACAACACTAACTAGAACAACTGTTTTAACAAGTTCTAATTCTGATAATGCTGTTAATTTTTCATCAGGAACAAAAGATGTATTTTGTACATTACCTGCAAGTAAGGCTGTTTATTTAGATGCAGCTGGAGTTGCTGTCGGCGTTCAAGGTGGAAATATCACAACTTTAGGAAACGTTTTTACTAATTGGAATAACGTTAATTCCAATACAACAACTACATTGGCTACAACAAGCAATGCTTTTTTAGCGGGCTTAATTACAGTTAGTGCTAATGCAACATGGACCCTTGGAGGAAATGGTTCATTGACTATTATTTAAAATAACAATAAAAACAGTTTGTTTTTACTATAAATGGAGATATAATAAATCATGGCAAGTCAATTAAAAGTAGATCAATTAGCAGGAGCGGCGGGAAACACAGTAACAGTTCCGGCTGGCCAAACATTAGATGTTTTAGGAACTCTAGATATAGATGGTGGTACACTTGTATTACCTAATACAGTAGTAACTACAACAGGTACACAGACTTTAACAAACAAAACTTTAACAGCACCTAAAATTGGTACTTCTATTTTAGATACTAACGGATTAGAATTAGCTTTATTAACAGCTACTAGTTCAGCAGTAAATGAAATCACACTAGCTAACGCAG